CACCAGCCATCTGAAGAGGAACGTATGGGCAGTAGAAAAGACCAGCGTCGAACGCCGAAGAACCCTTATAGCCAACGGTGAGATAGTTACCACCGAGAGCGTATGGATCGATATAAACCTTTAAGCGACCATTGAGAACACCAGCGAAGGTATTTCCTGTATCGTCAACCTGAAGGTTGTTTGAGTTAAGAGCAGGAGCATAATCGAGAACACCAGCCATCTGAAGAGCAGAAGCAACGTCCGAAGAACAGATAACGATGTTACCTTTTCCTCTACGGGTCTGCTTGGCGATCTGGTTAGCTTCGCGCTCTAACTGGAACATAAGACCCTTGAACTTTTCAACCGACCAACGACCGTTTGAATCTGTATCAAGATCGAATACACCAGCTGTTGTTGTATTATCCTGAGCGCCAGCTTCAGCAGTGATATTGATTGTGCGAACAACCTCACGATTGATCTCAGCAAGAATCTCAGCTGAAAGGATATTGGCGAGCTCTGTCTCAGCATCAAGACCGTGAATTGCCTTAAGATCCTGAGCGAGTTCCATGGTGTACTCTGCTTTTAGAGCACGTGTGTTAGCTGTAACAGTAACCTTCTCAATCGAGAAAGCCATCTGTGGGAAAGCTGTATTTGAATCAGTTCCGAGAGCTTCTGCCTGAGCAGTTGACATACCAGCACCAGTGTTATATGTATTAACAGCTGTTAGTGGTGTTGTATTTGTAGCGCCTGGAATTGTACCAACAAATTTGTTACCAAATGTGTTAGCGCCAGATGTAACAGAAGAGAACTGTGTGTTAACTTCGTTATAGAATGTTTCTGCGCCAGCGTTATTAAATGTAGTTGTATTAGCATAACGTGAACGCATAGCAAAGATAAGTCCTGTAGGACCTGTCATTGGCTGAACGCCGCAGATGTCATAAGCAATGAGGTTAGGCATTGCACGACGGACGAGGGAGATAAGGACTGGATCGAATGTATCGATACCGCCTGTACCCTGAGTCGAAGATGAAGCACCCATAAGGTTGGCAGGAACAAGCGAACTTGTTTCTGTTAGTGTCTGATAGTCACCATGAGCGGAAGCCTCACGAAGAGCCTTCTCTGTGTTCTCAAGCATAACTGCTGTGACCGAACGGCGGTGCTGGTCCTTAATGACGCCAAGAGCGTCATGGTCAAGAACTGGCGACCACTTGTTTTGAATTTCCTCAGCTAGATACATTTATTTTTCCTTTCTTAAGAAATATACTCTTTTTATTTATAACAAATTACTTTTTAACTGTTCTGGCGAGAGCCTGAACGTAACGACCAACTACTGGATCGACGTTAACAGATTCAGAAATTTCGCCTTCAAAAGTCTCTTCTTCAATGTTTGAAGAATGTGAAGTTGTCTCATTCTTAAAATAGTTCTCTTTGACAATCATTAGCTTTTTAGCATAGATTTCAAGATCACCGTCGAATTCAATTCCTTCAACTAGAGCAGAGAACTTTTCTTGCTGTGTCAATGCGAGATCAGAAGCAAGTTCTTCAACAATATCTTGTTTCTGATTTTCAACAACAAAATTCTTTAGATCTACATTTTCAGAAATTGTTTCGTCAAGTCTTGTCTCAAGAGCAGCAACCTTTTCGGCCATTGCTTCAAGAACATCAACCTTATCCTCTGGAACAGCAATATAATGTTCAGCGAATAGGTTCTTCAATCCTTCAATAAACTCGTCAGCGAGTTCATTGCGTAGGGTTGATTCAATAGCTACTTCGTTTTCTTTCATCCAATTCTCAACAACGTAATCAAGATATGTGTCGAGTTTGGCTGTAACTTCTTCATTGAAGATAGCAATCTGTTCATCTAATTTTGTTTCAAACTCTTCTTCAAGACGAGCTTGTTCAGCAATAACTCTTGCAGAAAGAGCAGCTTCGAATAAAGTTGTAACGTTATCTTTAAATTCTTCTGAAAGATCCTGACCGGCAAACATATCATCAATGTCTTCTTTAACATTGAGTTTTGGCATTGAATCTTTTGTTTTTGGACCTGTTGAAGCAACAGCATGAGATGGCTTCATATCAATTGAAGATTGATTTGAACCCGACTTATCGCCAACACCATGGTCTTTACCAGGACCATAAACTGCCATTACCTTATTAAAGAAATCTGTCATGTCTGATTTATTCATACCAGCCATCATATTCATAACGCCATGCATTGCTGAAACTTTTGGCATTGGATCTGATGAACGAGCTTTTGGATGAAGCGAAGCAGCAGCTAATGTTTCTTCTTCCATTTTTTTGCAGCCTGATTCTTTTTCTTCTTTTTTCTTGCCCTTATGAGCTTTCTTGGAAGACTCTTCCTCTTCCTCTTCTTCCTCTTCTTCGCGCTTTCCGCCAGACTCGTATTTTGCTTCGTCTAGATTAGCGACGTCTTCGAGGTCAAATTGTTCTGTATTAGCCATTAGAATAGTCTCCTATTAAAGAATTTAAAGTATTTATAATAATTTGCTTTTTACTGATAGAGAAGCCATATAATTTTCAAAAATGTCTAGCTTCCGTTCTTCACTAAGTTCTGATTTTGATAATTTATGAACTTCAGCTTTGATATTATGAAGCTGCTCTTCATGCCATGTACCATGGACAGGATCATAGATCCATTCAACACCTTCCATAATTCCTTCAACGAAAGCGTTTGGAGCAGATGGATCAGCAACAATATCAGCAGCTGTTGCAATTTTATAATCTGGCTGAACTTCCATAACGCCATCTTTACCTGGTTTTAACGATCCCATACCTCTAGATGATACACCTAAATGAGCACCAGATTTTAAAAGACCTTTAGCAATTTCTCCCATAGGAGTTTCTGTTAATTTGGCTTTACCAATAAAATTTTTTCCGCTTTTCTTTAAATCAACAATAAGATGTGAAACTCTATCAAGGTTAATCTGAGGACCAGCAGGATGTCCAAGTTCTCCATACGCTCTTTTGTTTTTTACAACTTCGGACATATAACGATTTACTTCTTTTTCCATAACTTCTAATGGATAAACTCTTCCATTACGGTTCTTAATTTCTGCTTGTAGAAATATACCTTCAATGAAATGCTCTTTTTCTCCGGTTTCTTTTGATTCCGAAATATAAGATACTTCTTCTACAAGTTCTGTGATGAGTTTCATCTCTTTTCCTTAAGATTTATAAGCTACTGGTGTCGCAACCATATTAGAACCAATAAGAGTGTCTGTATTGCCTTTTATGACAATAATCTCACTATTACCTAATACTGTTGTTGATGCAATCTGTGTACCATTTGCATATTTTTGTATCAAAACAGTATTACCTGTTCCTCTATTAACGACACGAACAAGTCCGCTTGAGCTTACATTATTCGCTGTGCTGTTGATATCGATTTCGTCGCCTAATAGTTTAATGATCATTCTAGTGTTCCTACGTCTAGTCTACCAGTTGAACCTAAAGTTCCACCAGTATATGGTGTATTAGTTGCACCGCCTGATTCTGATTGACCATGCATTTTCCATGCTTTAGCATAAAGAACCTGCATGCCCTTTTCTTTACCATATTCTTTAACGAAACGCTCTTTATTCGAATTAATCCATTTTTCAATTTTTGGATTTGGAGGAGCTACTTCGCTAATTTCTTCTTCTTTAAGTTTAGCTTTACCTACTGAAGAACCACGATCTCCGCTTTCAATATCACGTTTAGATAAACCAGCGGCAAACTGACGAGCGCCGCCAAACATTTGACCAGTACTTTTAATTTGATTATAACTTTTCTTTCCTGGCTTTAATTTTGTGACTGGAACGTTTGAAGATTTAGCAATATCGGAAAGTTTCTTTGCTGCTTTTCTTTGAGCGTCGTCTTCAATACGACCTTCTTCCATCCACTTTTTCTTATCAGCTAGATACTCACGACCTTTAGAATCTTTTTTTCCCTTTGGCTGCGTATTAACATCGTCCTCAGTAGGACAAGCAGCTTTACCATGAACTTCGCACATATTACCTTCGGTTGTATGATTACATGTAGCATCTTCGCCAAGTTTTTTACCAGCTGCAGCTGCAGCCTGAAACTTTGCCTTGCCATATTTTTTACGACCAATCCAAGCGGCAAGTGCTGCAGGATCCTTAGCGCCCTTCGCTGCTAATGCCTGCTTGGTCTTCTGAAAACCCGAGTATTTCTCGTCAACGGTTTCAACTTCTTCATAAACTTTAGCAGACTGAAATTTATATTTTGTTGTCTGTTTTCCGCCGCCCTTTAAACCTTTAAATGCAGCTTCTGCATCATGAGGGTAGTCATGCGTTTCAATACCATTATATTTTTTATCACCAGTAAAATCTAAAGTTGCTTTGTTTCCTTTTGGAGACATGACAAGATCTTTTAGATCTGGTGCTTCTACTTTACTGGATCTAACTCCAGTTAAAATATCTTTAAGATTCTTCGCCATAGTCCTCTTCCTCTGAGTTATCTGATTCTAATTCAGCTGCATTTTCAGGTTCATAATTATACATCTGCTGTGCGATAGCAATTTTTTTATCTTCTACAGCTGATCTAATTCTATCAATAATAACATCATTAAACGCAGCTTCGAAATCTGTTGGTTTCTGCTCTAATGTAGCAACTACTAAATCATCTAAACTATATTTATTATCTGTCATAATCTACACCTCACTGTTGGGTTGGTTGAGGAGCACCACCAGCTGATGCTCTACTTACTAAATCCTGATTCTTTGCTAATATTTGAACTGCTGCTTTGTATTTGGCTTCGTCGGCCATAGTTCTATTTGCTTTTGGCATTTTTTTCATTTGATCAACAATAATCTGTGCTGTTCTAACTTGCTCCATTTTTTGAGCAAGTTCTGGATCTTGTGCCTGCGAGCCTTCAACTCCTGGTTGCAATTGCTGTTGTGGTTGTTGCATCTGTTGAGTTTGAGCTTCTGCTTGTTGTAACAGCATTCCATTATTGATAATAGCAGGATTAACCCATCTATCATCACCTTTTTGAGTTTGTTTATTCTCGATTTGAACTTGATTATCGTTTTCTTCAATATCATCATCTGATTGATGAAGAACGTTTTTGCGCACCCATTCATGAGAATAATATTTACCAACCATATCTTGAATATTTCTTGCTTGATTAATTCTGCCTTCAAGTATTTCAGATTGTTTTAATTCTGTAAAATAATTGTCTTTAGCAAAATCGTAACGAATATCATCTACAATATTATTCCAGTCTTCAAGAGTAGTAACGCCCTTTAAAACTAATTGCTTTTTTAACATCTCTGTAAATAATTGAGAGAATCTATTTCTAAGTCTTATACAGAATTTAGTGAATTTTAATTCGTCACGTGTAATTTCTGTTGCTCTACCGACTGAGAATAAAGCGTCGGAATTTAAACGGCTAACTGGAACGTTAAGAGCGTTCAAGAATTTCTTTTGAAAATAAAGAACGTCATCCATTTGTCCCAGCGTCTGACCGCCTGGTAGGGTAGTAACCTCCGTACCTCTACCACCTTCACGACGAGGAAGCCAATAGTCTTCAAGCATCGTCATAAATTTACGATCATCTCTAATGTCGCCTGTTTGGGCGTCATATATTAATCTGTTTTTATGCTTAACCATAATATCACGAACATATTGCTCTGCTTTCATCTTAGGAAGATTGCCAACGTCAATATACCAAATACGACGTTCTGGCGCACGAGCAAGACGATAGATAACTAAAGCATCTTCTAATGTACGTAACTGATTGAGCGGTTTAATTGCTTTATGAAGATAAGAAAGAACCATTGTACCTTGGTTGTCTGTTAATCCAGATACAACATGTAAAATAGAATCTTTGGCAATCTTTAAACCAGTAGTTGATGGACCTACTGCTTTATTACCAAAGTTAAAACCTTTATCATTGAAAATAAAATATTCATTAACAGTTTTTGTAACTACTGAATCGCCAGGGTTATTGGCTTGAATTTTCTTTTTCTGAACTTCTCTAACTTTACGGATTTTACGTGGATCAACATATCGAACTTCTTTAATACCTGCTGATGGATTTTTCTCATCAATAATAACATGATAATAAAGACGGCCATCGATATACCAACGTCTAAAAACTTCGTAAGCAAATTTATTAAATTCTAAAAGATTTAAACAATGCTGAAATTCGTCTCTGATAATTTTCTTAATATTATCATTTATTTTTAATTCTTCTAAATTAATTTGAACAATATGTTCTTCGTCAATAGAAAAAGATTCATTAACAATCTCGTCAACAGCTGCATCGCATTCTGGTTGAAGAGACATTTCTCTATATTTTGTTACTAATTCGGCTTCTGATCTAACCGTACCATCAAGATCAACGTATGTACCAAACGCACCGCCAGCAGATACAACAACTGCACCATCATCTGAATCCTTTGGTGGAGCAAACGATGGGAGTTCTAGTTCTTGTTTCTTTTTTCTGAGTTCGAAGCCGAATAATTCTGCCATTTAATTCTCCAAATAATGAGGGGAGGATTATACTCCCCTCTAATCATTAATATAAAGTATTTATTATAGTATCGAAGAAGGGCCAACCTCTGTCTCAGCAAGATAAGGCGTAACCTTACCGGCTGTCTTGATAGAAGCGTCTTCAACGATTGGTAGCCAATAATCATATGAGAAGTTTACGGTAAATTCTTCGATAGCATTCTGAGAATCCCATCCTAGTGTAATTCCACTTAGCTGTGTTGGGAAAGCACCCCAAAGTTGATAAACACGAAGAATATCTCCATCCTTACCAAACTGAGTGATATCAACTAATGTCTTATACTGCTCGTTTGAAGCAGTTGGAAGACGAATGTTTGAAATTGCAGTATTAATACCGTTAAGCCATGCTTCAAACATCGAACGAACAGAAAAATCTTCATCGTTCATTACTGTAACTGACCAATCAGCATAAGTTCTTTCGCCAGCAACTTTAATTCTACGACCGAAATAAGGAATCTCGATATTAGAAATTGTTGACTCAGGAAGTTCTGCTGCACGACATGTGAAAACAAACTTTCTGAATGCTTCAGGATTTAATGGAATCCCTACTGGTGGTGCGACTTCAATTTGGAATAGGGAGGGGCGAGCGCCCCCCCAAACCATACCATTTGCTTTAAACTGGTTAATATTAAAAGCCATCTATTTTACTCCTTTGAGTTTTTTTATCTATTTATTAAAACTTACCAACAACTTCAGAGAACTGAACACCAGTTGGGACAGCAACGAAGTTAAGTTGGATAAAGTTGATGCTTCTCGCAGGTTTAATATAGATGTCACCGACGAACTGATTACTATCGATAATCTGTGGTGTATTATTAGTATCATCACAAACAACTAAGAAGTCTGTGATACCACGACGACCTTTAACAGTACGTAGGTAAGGTGTTACAAGGTTTCTGAATTGAGCTCTTGTAAACGCATCGTTGAATTCAAAGAGCGAATACTTAGCAGAAATAGAGATTGCCTTTTCAAGAACAATGAACAGTCTACGAACATTGATGCGATCAAACGCAGATGGCTTAGACTGTAAAGTTTTATCTCCGTATAGAACTGTTCCCTGACCTGGGAAAGTAACTACTGGATTAACACCATTACTATAAAGAATATCTCTTTCAGAATGATTTGGATTAAATGCTAGTTTAACGAGGTTCTTAATCTGACCACGGTTGAAACCAGCTGGCGACCACCAAGCGTCATTTGTATTATCTGTTCCAACACATAGACCGCCAATATCGCCATTTATTGGAATCCAACGATAAACGTTGTTATAACGATCATACTGATATTTATAGCCAGAATCTAGAACTGCATAAGAAGAACTATGAACTGCTCCTCTCCATGCTTTAAGGTCTATAGCTTCGTTTCCTACGTTATTAAGAACGGTTGCCTTATCAGGAGAAACAAGAACAACGCAATCTTTTCTAGTTTCAGCAATATTATCAATTAAATAATTTGCTAACTGGAAGTTAGAAACTGTTCTTCCGTCTACAACAGTTGTGCCGCCTAATGGCTTGCCCTGGAGAACAAGAGAAATATCAACGTCTTCTGGCGATTTGAATAAATCAAAAGCAGCGCCAATTATACCTAGTGTTGCATTTGATTCGCTAAGACCATCGGCTCCGAGGTGTAAATTCATATTTGCAGGAGCATTTGCAGAAGAACTCGTTAAATAATTTGCTGTATTCGATACAGCAGATGTACGATCATTGGTCCACCAAATATATTGCGAAGACTCATTAATTACTGTTTTATAGTAATTATTTGTCCCATCGACATTCTGAGCATCTGTTGCTCTAGAAAGACCTTTGAATACTTCGAGAACTGTGCCGGGAGTTCCAGAGAACTGTCCGTCATCATCAACTACTACAACGTGTAATTCATCGTGAGCAGAAGTATTACCGTTATATAGCTGCCAATTTGACTGACCTGGAGCAGTTTCAACCTTATTAAAGAATTCCCAATATCTATTAATTGTATTTGAAATATAATTTGTATGTAATCTATATGGGTTCTGAAGGTTTAATGTCAATGTAGTAACATTAGCAGTAATTACTGAATTTGCTCCAGATGTAGATGTTAAATCAATCTCTGTTCCAAAAGGAGTTGCTGCTAACTTAAAGGCAGTTGAATTAGCCTGTACTACGTGATAGTTAATTCCAGAAGATAATCCAATAATTTCTACGTTACCGGCAGTATTAGCGTAGTTAACAATATCTCCATTCGAAAATGGATTACTTGAAACAGTGATAAAGTTTGAAACGCTATTAACATCAACAAAACCGCTGAATGTAACATTAGATGTTCTGTTGTTAGCGATTGAATATGCCGTTACCTGTTCGTATTGCAGACCAATTATACTATTACCAGATAGAATTTGATCACCAATCGAAATATAATTAGCTACAGTTGTAGCTGAAGCGTTTAGAGTTGCTGAACCAGCAAATTTAACCGAAGCTGTATTCGATCCAACCCTAAACTGAATAGCAGTATTAACTGTTGTATTAGAAAGAACGATATTTGAAGAGAAAGTATCCGAATTATCGCAAACACCAATTCTTAATGAATTACCCATCAAACCTGGGTATTTCGCGACATAAAGAATATTTGAATCAAAATTACGATCATTTATAACATAATCGTTTTCGTTTGTAACAATCTGATTAACTAAATTAGAAACTACATTAGCGCCTTCTGGACTGAAAGCAACAGCTGTATAAGCTGTCTCTGGACGACCAAAATAGAAACTTACATCGTTCTGAGATGCAGTTACATTACTTGAGAGTGTAATAGATGAAGAGTTTTTAGCAAGAATAGAAACAATATTTAAAGTTGCATTATTAACTGTGCTATTACCGAATGTAAGCGAAGAATTAGAAGTCTGAGTTAGATACATACCAACTGTAAGAGCGGATGTGTTAGTAATCTGCACAATATTATTTCCGCCTTCTGTATTACCAGAAACTACTGGAGTAGCGCCTGATGTATCAGCTGCACGAGAAATATATAAACGGTTCGAATAAGCAAGGAAATTTGAAGCTGTAAAAAATGTTTCTGGGTTGAAATTTGTAGGTTTCTGAAATCTATTAATTAAATCGTTCTCGTCTGTAATGAGAACTCTTTCGCCGATTGGACCCCAGCGAAAAACGCCAGCAAAAGCTCCGTCAGAAGTAGCGACTGAAGGTACGACCGTTGTAAGGTCGATTTCTGAAACATTAACGCCTGGTGATAGTTGGAAAGCCATTTTTATTATCTCCCTTTATGTGAGAACTTGTATTTAACAGTTTTTTATATTTATAAAATGAGCTTTTTTAGAAGTCCTGAGGAACATTCCACATCCAAGCATCCGCTACGAATTTTTCATAATCTTCTTCAATAAAATCATCTCTACCAGAATCAACGAAACCGAAAGGAGCCATATCCTGTTCCATATCTTCTTCGGTTTTATCTCTTAAAGACAACAGAGTATTAATATTTGTATAATCTTTAAAATACTGCTGCTCTGAAAGCCAGGCATACAAAACGAGACACATTACCAAATCGTCATGTTTTCCTGGTTCAGCCTCGTAAGAAGTTCCCTTCTTAGAAAAAGTTCCTAATTCGCTTATCGTATTAACATCGTTAACTATCAGCTGGTTTTGCTCTATCAAAAGTTTCAAAATGGAACAACCAACAGATTTAACGATTTTAGTTGTTCTTATACCTTTATCAACAGAACCACCTCCAAAACCTGTTGTTATTCTTTTACCTGACCTACCAGCATTCTCGGTAAACAATACATTCTCATACCCAAAATCGTAATGTAACGAATGAGATACCTGTTCGCCAATATCGTTTACTTCAACTAAAACCGAGGCATTATTATACGCCTTTGCAGTTCTATGAATAATATCGGCATAATCTACTGGGGTGATATTATTATTTCTATAAACTGTAACTTGTTGGTATGGCATAGAGGTAACATCAATAAGCTGAAAAGCTGAATAATCTAAACCCTTACCTCTAGAAACGTCGCAAACCATCATATAAACGTGATCTTTTTCCGGAGCTCTAAATTGAGTCATACCATCACGTTGTAAAATTGGAGTTTGAGAAACTAGCTCTTTTAATTTCCAACCTGCAATAAGCGTTCCAGAAGAACCTAAAAATTCGCAGTTATATTCTTGATCGAACTTTTCGATATCAAAGTTCATACCAGCGAGAGTGTCTTTTCTCCAGTTTTCGTCTCTACCAGGAACTGCTTGCCAGTTAACCAGAATAGGATTATAACCATTAGTTCCTTTAATAGCGTTCGCCCAAGTCGCATGAAAATGATTAAGACCGTTAGGCGTAGAAACTAGAATAATTTTTGATTCAGAACCAGATGAAATAGTAGGATAAACCGAAGTAAAAAATTCGTCCCAAGTATCAATGAACGCTGCCTCATCGATGAATAGAAGGTTAATAGAATAACCACGAATAGCAGAGGCTGAAGTTGCTGCAGCAATAACACGAGAATTATTTTCTAAAACGAATGAACCTTTGTTCCATTCAACTACGCCTTGCTGCAACCATTTCGGTAGATGTTGATATGCAAGCTGAACACGTCCAAGAATTTCTCGAGCCGTATCGCCTTTATTCGCTAATAGTGCAACAGTTTTTTCTGAATGAAAAATAATATACCAAAGAATAAATGCGCAAGTTGTTGTAGACTTACCTGCCTGACGAGCAGTAGTAACGATAGAATAACGATTATCTTTGAAAGATGTTACCATATCTTTTTGATATGGGTATAATTTAAAAT